AGCTAAAGGGCGGGCAGAGCGCCAGCACTGCTGCCAGCGACCCGAGGCAGATGAGCCGTGAGCAGAGAGCGGCGCTGAAAAAGCGCATATATGAGGCCAGCGCTCAGGGGAAGAAGCTGCCGTACGGAGGATGAAATATTAGTGAATAGTGAATAGTGAAGAGTGAAGAGTGAACAAGTAGGTGTTCTATATGGGTGCCATCATGACCGAGGGTGCTCCCCAACCCCTCTCAGGCCACGGCTGCGCCGTGTCCAGCTCTCCCCAAGGGGCGAGCCAAGGGTGGGCGCAAAGAACTGAAAGGAGGCGAGGGAGAAGTAGGCGGGAGATAAAACGATAGGGACAAAACTGAAAATCAAAACAAAAAAAGGAGAAAAGAAATGGAGAAAATGATGAAAAACCAATTGCAGTATTTTGCAGAAGCCGGCACTGTGGTAAACGCTACCAACGGCTATGTAAACGCTAACACCGGCGAGACTGCGGCCTTTGCGGGCAACAACACTTTGGCACCGGAGCTAAAGGCCTACTATGACACTGAGCTGCTGGAAAACGCCAGAGCAGAGCTGTTCTACGCTCAGTTTGCAAAGCGCCAGCCCCTGCCCGCAAACCACCACGGCACAGTTGAATGGCGCAAGTGGAACACCTTTGAGCGTGCTCCCAAGCTGACCGAGGGCGTTATCCCCACAGGTCAGAAGTTCGGCGTTACCACCGTAACCGGCAGCGTTGACCAGTACGGCACCTACACCTCTATTACAGACAAGCTGGAGCTGCGTGCCTACGACGATGTGATTCTGGGCGCTACCGAGGAGATGGGTGCTTCTGCTGCCGAGACTCAGGAGAAGCTGATTCGTGATGCGCTGCTGGTGGGCACCAATGTGCTCTACTGCGACAACATCGACAAGAGCACCGGCCAGGTGAAGTCCGTGCCCACATCCTGCGCCACCATGGGCGCCAGCGACAACGACGGTTGGAGTCTGCTGACACCGGCAATGATCAACAAGGCTGTGACCGTTATGAAGAAAAACCGTGTGCCCAGAATTGACGGTAAATACTACGCTGTGGTTCATCCCTCTGTGGCTCACGATTTGCGTGAGAGCGAGGGCTGGATCGAGGCTCACAAGTATGCCGCTCCCGATGAACTGCTCAACGGTGAAATCGGTGAGCTCCACGGTGTGAGATTCATTGAGAACGTGTTTGCCCCTGTACTGGGCGACGGCGACGAATATGTGAACAAGAACGGCGGCAGAAGCTATGCCACCTACTTCTTCGGCAAGGACAGCTTCGGCATCATAGACCCTGAGGGCGGCGCACTGGAGATGATCATCCACGACAAGGGCGAAATCGGCGGTCCCCTGAATCAGTTCAGCACCATTGGCTACAAGTTCGAGACTAATGGTGCAACTATTCTCTATCCCGAGAGACTGCTGCGTGTGATGAGCACTTCCAGCTTTAGTGCGGTGGATGAGGTGAATTGATAGTAATTTAGTGCCATCAAGACCGCAGGTGCTCCCCTACCCCTCTCAGTCGCCTACGGCGACAGCTCTGCACAAGGCACGGCTTACGCACGTCCCCAAGGGGCGAGCCAAGTTGGGTGCGGCGGCGACTTTACAAGGGGCGAGCAGGCAGCGCCAAAGTAAGAAGTAAGAGTGAATAGTGAAGAAGCAGGAGCACTAGGTTGGTGCCATCATGACCGATAGTGCTTCCTGACCCCTCTCAGGCCACGGCTGCGCCGTGTCCAGCTCTCCCCAAGGGGCGAGCCAAGTAGGGGTGCGGTGGAAAAGTTTAATGCAATCATTTAAGGAGAAAGACATGAGCGAGAGAGTTGAAGTATTTATTCCCAGAGGTGCGGAGAGAGAGGATCCCAATTTCTTCGTGGCGGTCAATGGAGTGAATTATCTGCTGCCCAGAGGGAAAAAGTCTATGGTGCCATCCTTTGTGGCACAGGAGATAGAGCGCAGCGAGAGAGCGGCGGACATCTTCTATGAAAATGTGGATGGAATGAAGAATAAGTAAGAGTGAATAGTGAAGAGTGAATAAGTAGGTGATGGAAAATTAAGGCGATTGAGGTAATTCGGCAGATAGACATATTGGAGCCGAACCAATACGGCGTTGAGCAGAAGCTAAAGTGGCTCAGTATGTTGGACGGGCAGATTTATGAGGAGCTTATTAAATTCTACTATGAGCAGGCCATAAAGCCCGGAGAATACTCAACAGGAGAGGAAGAGCTGCTGGTGCCGATTCCCTATGCAGAGGGCGTATATTGCAACTATTTGCAGGCAATGATTGCGGCGGAAAATGCAGAGAGCGCAAAGTACAACCAACAGATTGTGCTATACAACTCGGCCTATCAGCAGTTTCGAGACTGGGTTTACAGAGACCGCAGTCACATAAACAAGGGTAAAAGATTCAGATTTTAATTTTTGTAAGTAAAAATAAAAGGGAAGTGAAAAAAGTATGCCTGTTTTTCCAAAGCTGCCTACCAGCGAAACTAAAAGAGAAGTGACGGACACCTTCAAGGGCTACAACCACAGGCTGAAAATTAAAAAGGGCGAATTCTACGACATGATGAATTTGTCCAGCACCAACTATCCTATGCTGTCTTGCAGAAAAAGCAGAGGACTTGTCAGGGAGCTAAGTGAGCCAAAGGCTATACTGGCAAAAGAAAAGCTGGCGTACATAGACTCAGGGCGGCTATGGTACGACGGAGAAGAGACGGTATTGCAGGTGTCCGAGGGGGATAAGCAGCTGGTCAGTATGGGAGCCTACATCTGCATTTTCCCGGACAAGCTTTATTACAACACCGCTAATCCCACGGATTACGGCAGCATGGAAGCCTACTACAGCTCTACCGGCGCTGTGACCTGCACGCTGTGCAAAATCGACGGTTCCGAATACCAGACTCCAAGAGTGGCCGACAGCCCCAAGACTGACCCGGAAAACGGTGAGCTATGGATAGACACCTCGGGAGACAGCGATTTATTGAAGCAATGGAGCAGCGAGAGCCAATGCTGGGTGGAGATAAGCTCGGTATACACAAGGCTGCGCTTTGTGTCTCAGGGAGAGCTGCCGGGGCTGTTTGGCGCTTTAGACGGTGTGGAGCTAAGCGGCTGCGAAGCGGAGGGGCTAAACGGTTCCAAGATAATTCAGGCCATCGGCGGCGGAGAGGGAGAATCGGACTACATAGTGGTCACCGGCATACTTAGGGAGACGGTGGTTCAGACTGAGGGCTGCATTAAGATTCAGCGGACTGTGCCGGACATGGACTTTGTATGCGAGAGCCAGAACCGGCTATGGGGCTGCCGCTACGGCAATGACGGTGAGGGAAACTTAAACGAGATTTACGGCTGCGCCCTGGGAGACTTCAAAAACTGGCAGCAATATCAGGGACTGAGTACGGACTCATGGACTGCCTCCGTGGGCTCCGATGGCCCATGGACAGGGGCGGTGAACTACCTGGGCAGCCCTATGTTCTTCAAGGAGAACACAATACACAAGGTGACGGTTTCATCCTACGGCGCACACAGGATTACAGAGACGGTATGCAGAGGTGTGCAGCCGGGCAGTCATGGCAGTCTGTCGGTGGTAAACGAGACGCTGTATTACAAGTCAACCAAGGACATATGCGCCTATCAGGGCGGGTTCCCGGTCAGTGTTTCCGAGGCGCTGGGGGAGGAAAACTACTTCAAGGCTGTGGCGGGCTCGGTAGGGGACAAGTACTACATTGCCATGGACGACAAGAACGCTGTGCGGCAATTGTTCGTTTACGACATAGGCAGAAGCATATGGATGAAGGAGGACACGCTGCCGGTGCTGGGCTTTGCAAGGCTGGAAAGCCAGCTGTATGCCATGACAGAGGACAGTCTATGGTGCATGGGCGGCGACGAGGGCAAGGCAGAGAGCTATGTGCCATGGATGGCGGAGAGCGGGATCTTATACTACCAGTACCCTGACAAAAAGTATGTGTCCAGAATCAATCTGAGAATGAGCATGGAGGAGGGCGCATGGATGGACGTGTTCATCCAATACGATTCCGGCGGACTTTGGGAGAGCAAGGGACGCATCAAGCTCAGCGGTACAGGCACGGTGACGGTGCCGATTTGTCCAAGGCGCTGCGACCACATGCAGATAAGGCTGGAGGGCAAGGGCAACTTTAAGCTCTTTTCCATGGCCAACATTTTGGAGATAGGAAGTGATATGTAATGGATTATCCACCAATTTTACACGGCTCCACGGACAGCCAGCTTAGGCAGCTGAGAGACTATCTGGTCAGGCTGGCAGAGAAAATAAACGAGCTGGAGGTGCAAGCTAAGGAATGATTGATTTTTACATTACGGATCAGAGTGTCCGTTTTGCAAGTCCGGTGATTGCGGCAAATTCCAGAGACTATCTGACTGCCAGCTTCCACTTTAGCGGTGAGACTTGGAACGGCTACTCCAAGTGGGTGCACTTTCGTCAGGGTGAGACGGTCTATGACCTGAGCATTGAGGACGATGCCCTGACGGCGGAGAGCCATCTGAATCTAAGCATCGGGCAATGGGAGGTATACATCACCGGCACAAAGGACGACAGCCGCATTACCACGGTGCCGGTATACATTCAGGTTATGGAGAGCGGGCTTATTGATGAGCCGCTGCACCAGATACCCATGTCGGTGGCAGAGCAGGTGGACAGCAAGGCAAGTCTGGCGCTGGAAAAGGCCAAGGCGCTGGAAAACGAGATAAACAGCGGCGCACTGGATGGCCGGGACTTTCAGATCCTGGGCTATTACGAGAGCTTGGAGCAGCTAATCTCTCAGGTGGTAGAGCCGGAGCGTGGAGATGCCTATGGCGTGGGAGCTGAGGCTCCATACGACATTTATGTTTACGACGGGATGAATGAGCTGTGGGTGAACAACGGCTCCATCCAAGGCGCTAAGGGCGATAAGGGGGACAACGGCACAACCTTTACGCCTCAGATGGACGACAACGGAAATCTCAGCTGGTCAAACGACGGGGGCTTGGCAAACCCTAAGACTGTGAATCTGATAGGCAGTAAGGGCGACAAAGGCGATACGGGTCAGGACGGAGAGAGCCCCTATGAGCTGGCGGTGAAGGAGGGTTTCAGCGGCACCGAGGCCACATTCAACTGGGCGCTGAGCCACATTGCTGCCCACGCCAATGCTCACAAGGCAGGCGGCACGGATCCATTGATTGTAGACGGGGACAGTATAGCGGACGAGAGCATCGGTCGTGAGAAGCTGGCCGATGACGTGAAGGTGCTGAGCTTCACGGGAGTGACGGTGGCTGTGGGAAAATGGGCGGAGGACGACATCTTTCCCGATTATCCCTACAGAGCGGCTATAGGGTGCAGCGGCGTGACAGCCAGGTTCTTCCCAACGGTGGTGTTCGACCCGGCAGATGTGCTGAATGGTACGCTGAGCCCGGTGGCGGTTTCATACAACGGTGGAGTGTATATATACGCAAGCGAAATCCCGGAGGAGGACATGACGATTCCCACAATAGTGTGCACTCCGCTGGGGAGTGAATAAGGGGTGATCAAATGACAGGAGGAACAAACGCCGGAGGCGGAGAAAGACTTCAGGCGGCGGTGGGGGTGACCTACCCGGAGGGCAGTGTGTGCACCATCACCAACGGCGACAAGACATACACCGCCAGGGACACGGTTGGCAACGCCCTGTTCAATGTGCCGGCCGGGGAATGGACAGTCAGCTGCACGAACGGGGAACACACCGCCAGTAAGAGCATAACTGCGGAAGAATATTCGGCGGTGACGGTAGTGCTGTATTATGAGCTAATACTGTTTGACGCAGGCACTTATGCAGACGAGACTGGCGGCTGGACAGGTATCAGCAGCGGTGCATTGGTCCTAAGCGGCGAAAATAAGAAATTTTCAACAAATGAAGCAATTGATATGAGCATGTTCAATACCTTGTACATGGAAGTCACCAAAAGCTATCACGCCGGATTCGGTATAGGTAGTTCAAAGGCTTCATACGGTGTTGCCGATAAATACTCCAACGCTTCTACTGGTAAGCAGTCATTGGACATTTCCAAGTACAATGACAGCTATTACGTCACCGGGTATACATTAACTACCGGTAATGACACTCCAAGCTTTAAAGTAACAAAGGTATGGCTGTCTCAATAAGACCGGGAGGATAATATGACCATATTTTTAGACGAAGATTTTAAATGTCATGCTGCCGACAGCGGTGGCATGAGGGCAATGGAAACGGACATGTTTGAGGGCAAGTGCCAGGAGTACATAGAGGGCTACAGGTATGTGCCGGAGGGCGAAAGCTGGACACGTTCCGATGGCGTGATATTCGATGGACAGATGACAAGCGCATGGAAAAGCTATGAAGAGCTAGCCACAGCTCAGGCAGCTTATGAGCGGGGACTGGCCGAGGCTGACGAAGCTTTGGCGGCCATAGTGGACGAAATTTATAATTCGGATTTGGGGGAGATTGAAAATGTATAGTGCGATGAAGCGGCTGATAGAGCGAAAATTTTATAAGTCAGGCGAGGCGGCACAGGTCAAGCTGGACGTGTTCTTTGCCGTGAGCAGACTGGAGCAGGAACAGTATGAGGAGCTGACTGCACTGGTGGCTCAGGTATACAGCGATGAGGGCAATGAATGAGTATTGCGGAAGATGCTGTAACTGAGATGGAGCGGCTGGCCAAAGACGACAGCCACGGATATGACCAGACTAATCGCTGGGGGCCGGACTATGACTGCTCCAGCGCCGTAATCACTGTATGGGAGAGCGTAGGGGTGCCGGTGAAAACCAACGGCGCCAGCTATACCGGAAACATGCGTGGCGTGTTCCTACGCTGCGGCTTTGAAGATGTGACGGACAGCGTGGATTTGACCACAGGCAACGGAATGGTTCGGGGCGACGTGCTGCTGAACTATCAGCACCACACGGCTATGTACTGCGGCGGCTTAACGGAGGTAGAGGCCAGCATTAACGAGCTGGGCACTGTGACCGGAGGAGAAACCGGCGATCAAACCGGACGGGAGATTTTAATCAGGAGCTACAGGAATTATCCTTGGGACTGCGTACTGAGATATGGCGGCGAGGCTACGAAGAAAGTCACGGTGAAGCCGAGCTATGAATACAGCGTGCTGCTGGGACTATTGAAGCTGGGCATGGAGGACAAGCAGGTGGAGACAGTGCAGGCGGTGCTGAGCTACATGGGATATTATGAGGGTCAATGCGACGGAATATTCGGGGAGCTGACCGAGGCTGCGGTTAAGGAGTTCCAAGAGAAAATGGGGCTGCTATGCGACGGTGAGGTAGGCGGCCAGACCTGGAGCGCACTGCTGAAAGGTGGCGCTGCGGCGTGAGCGAGCCAATTGTGGTGGCACTGATAGGCGGCGCTATGACTCTGTTGGGGGTGCTGATAAGCAACAACCGACTACAGGGCGTGATGGAGACTAAGGTGGAGGAGCTGACAAGAGAGGTGCGGGAGCACAACAACTTTGCCAGACGCATGCCGGTGGTTGAGGAGCAGATAAAAATGCTGAACCTGCGTATTGCAGAGCTGGAAAGGAGAGAATAATATGGAACTGATGGGAATTACAAGCGTGGCGGCAATAAGTGTGATTGCCTACATGCTGGGCGAGGTGGCCAAGGCCACCAGCCTTGACAACAAGTGGATACCAATCGTATGCGGAGTGGCAGGGGGCGTACTGGGCGTGCTTGGTATGCTGTTCATGCCGGAGTTTCCTGCAACGGACGGAATAACGGCCTTGGCAGTGGGCATAGTTTCGGGGCTTGCGGCAACCGGTGCGGATCAAATTGTGGAGCAGATGAAGAAATAAAAAATAGAGCTGGCGCAAATTATTGCGTCAGCTCTGCTATTTAGTTTTAAAATCAGCTGTCGCCGCCGCCATAGCTGGCGTACCAGCTGGAATAGTCGGCACCGTAGCCTACGCCCTCATAGCTGCCATCGATTTTGCTGAGGGCACGGGCATATTCTTCGGTGCCCTCTTCATAGGGGGTGGGGCGATAGTCATTATCGGCACCCTCATCAGCGCCAACCTCAAGGCTGCTGACACAGCAGGGGATAATGGTATAGCCATCGGTATTGACAGTGCCATCCAAATCTCGCTTGACGGAAACCTGGACGATGGCTGTGTCACGGTCAGTGGGGCTGGTATTGCCGCCGAATGACCAGTTGCCCATGGAATAGAGAATTATGCCATCGTTATATTCCTCCAAGGGCTGGAGGCAGTGGGAGTGGCTGCCGTAGACCAGGTTGGCACCGGCATCGATACAGGCGTGAGCCAAGTCTTTTTGTGCCTGAGTGGGCTGATAATAAAGCTCCTGTCCCCAATGGAAGGCACAGATTATATACTCTGCACCGTCGGCTTTCAGCTGGGCTATGGCCTCAGCGGCGGCTTCGGCGCTGGGGTTATAGTCACGGTAGGCAGTATAGATGCCCAAGGTCAGGCCGCTTTCGGTGGTATACAGCTGGGCTTGACCATCGGTGCCGTAAGCTATGCCGTACTGTTCCAAAGCGGCCCTAGTATCCTGAACACCGGTTTCACCAAAATCATAGGTATGGTTATTGGCGGTGGTGACAAAATCCACGCCGCCATAGGTGAGAATCTGCGCCCACTCGGTAGGAGCACGGAAATAGAAGGTCTGGGCAGAATAGAGAGTTTGGTCGGAGAAGGTGCACTCCAGATTTGCCAGAGTGAAGTCGTCGTTTTCAAAATACTGTATGGTATTGGAGAAAGGATAGGAATAGTCGCCGTTCATACGCTTATTATAGCTATACTGGCTTTCACTGGACAGATTCTGGTGGTTTGTCAGAGTGCAGTCACCAATGAAGGAAAGAGTAAAGGTTTCGGGTGTGGGCTCCGGCGTAGGGGTTGGAGTAGGTGTGGGCGTGGGCGTAGGTGTGGGCGTAGGTTCCGGCGTGGCGGTGACTTCCTCAATGGTAGGTACAGTCTCATCGGCATATTTAATTTCATCACGAGCGACCACGATAATTATCAGAAGAATGGTGAGCAGAGTTAAAAGTATGGATTGAAAAAGCTTTTTCATATATAGATAAACCTCAGGATTTTTTAATTGCATGGGATTCCATTATAGTAAGCAAGAGAGAGAAATGCAAGAAAATACTATGCCTAGTAAGGGCAAAAAATTACCGGCTCGTTTTTGCGAGCCGGTTTTTGGAGTGAAAAGCTATGTTACAGCAATCCGCCGATTTGGACAAAGATTGGAGCAAAGACCAGGGAAACCACGGTCATAAGCTTTATGAGAATGTTAATGGAGGGACCGGAGGTATCCTTGAAGGGGTCACCGACGGTGTCACCGACCACGGCAGCCTTATGAGCATCAGAGCCTTTGCCGCCGTTGTGGCCGCCCTCAATGTACTTCTTGGCGTTATCCCAAGCGCCGCCGGAGTTGGACATGTAGATGGCCAGCAGCACGCCGGTAACCAGAGCACCGGCCAGCAGGCCGCCCAGAGCGGCAGGGCCAAGGAGAATGCCCACGATGAGAGGCACAGCCACGGCCATAACGCCGGGGACTATCATCTCATGCAGAGCGGCACGGGTGGAGATAGATACGCAGGCACCGTAATCGGGACGGCCTGTACCCTCAAGAATGCCGGGAATCTCCCTGAACTGGCGGCGAACTTCCTCAATCATCTTATAGGCAGCCTTGGACACAGAGTCCATGGTCAAGGCAGAGAAGGCAAAGGGCAGCATACCGCCGATGAGCAGACCGATAACAACACGGGGATCCAGCAGGTCGATGCTGTCAAGGTTGACCTCGGTTGCATAGGAGACGAACAGAGCCAGAGCTGTCAGAGCAGCGGAGCCGATAGCAAAGCCTTTGCCGATAGCGGCGGTGGTGTTGCCGACTGCATCCAGCTTATCGGTGATTTCACGGACACTATGGTCAAGGCCGCTCATTTCAGCAATACCGCCGGAGTTATCGGCAATGGGACCATAGGCATCAACAGCCACGGTAATACCGGTGGTGGACAGCATACCTACAGCGGCAAGGGCGATACCGTACAGGTCGCCGGTGACGGTATAGGAAATGTAGATACCGACGCAGATAAGAACGATGGGAACCCAGGTGCTGCGCATACCAACGGCAATGCCGCTGATGATGGTGGTAGCAGAGCCGGTCTCAGACTGGTCGGCAATGCGCTTGACGCTCTTATAATCCTCGGAGGTATAGACCTCAGTCACAAAGCCGATGACCAAGCCTACAATCAGGCCGGCGATAATGGCCAGAGAGTAATACACACGGCCGAAGAACACATAGCTCAGTATCACGGCGGCAATAGCCACAATGACGGTGGAGACGTAAGTACCCATCTTGAGAGCCTTATGGGGATTTGCGCCCTCCTTGCCACGGACAAAGAAGGTGGCAATAATGGAGGCCAGAATGCCGATGGCGGCAATGGTCAGAGGATAGGTAGCACCGGCACCGGGGAACAGGCCAACAGCGCTGACACCAAGGGTCAGGGCGGAGACTATAGCGCCAACATAGCTTTCAAACAGGTCAGCGCCCATACCGGCCACGTCGCCCACGTTATCGCCCACGTTATCGGCGATGACAGCAGGGTTACGGGGGTCATCCTCGGGAATGCCGGCCTCAACCTTACCGACCAGGTCAGCACCAACGTCAGCAGCCTTGGTATAGATACCGCCGCCAACACGGGCAAACAGGGCAATAGAGGAAGCACCCAGAGAGAAACCGAAAAGAATATTATAGTTGCCGGTGAGAATATAGATAAGGCTGCATCCCAGCAGACCCAAGCCAACCACACACATACCCATAACAGAGCCGCCGGAGAAGGCAATGGACAGAGCCTTAATCATGCCGGATTCCTTGGCGGCGTTGGCAGTGCGCACGTTGGCCTTGGTGGCCACACGCATTCCAAAAAAGCCGGCCAGAATAGAAAAGGCGGCACCAATGACAAAGCATACACCGGTACCAATGTCAATAAAAATACTTATCAGAACGAAGAGGACAACAATGAAGATAGCCAGAATTTTATACTCCGACTTCAAAAATGCATTGGCACCCTCAGCGATGGAACCGGCGATTTCCTGCATGCGTTCATTGCCGGGGGAGGCGCTGGAAACATAGTGAGCTTTATATGCGGCGAAGAGCAATGCGCAAATTGCAAGGATGGGAGCCAGCCATAGAAAAACATCCATAGTAATTAGACCTCCTATTGAGTAGTTTGGAAACTTCTGTCTCTACATTTGTGTATTTTAAACTATTAAAGCTTAATTTACAAGGAGTTACGAAGAAAATTTCGTGCAAAATGCACAATTTTATTTAATTCTACAAAAACAGCAGGGAAATTATGACAAATGACAGCAATTTGCACAAATACAAAATGTAAAGTAAATGCAAAATTGCGGAAACTAGATAGTTAAAAATGCAAAAATGCCGGATTTAACGAAAATTTTGAACGAAAATCGATAATTTTTTGACAAGATTCTGGCTAAAAATTACAGGTATATTCAACAAATACAAAAAGGAAAATTTTTCTTACAGTAGAAAAATTTAGCAATTAAAAAATTCGGGAACAAAAGTGCGCAAATTACGTCTTATTAAGCGTAAAGTAAATATGGCCGAAAGTGTTGGGGCTCTAAGAAAAAATGAGCATTCTTAACGGCGGAAATATTGAAAACGGAAAAGTTTTGTGATACTATTTTGGAAACAAAAAGTTATTAAAACTGCGGGATTTATCGATAACATATAGGAAAAAGGCCTGAGGAGGTAATTGAACTTATGAAGAAAACCCTGAGTTTGATATTGATACTTTGTATGATGCTGAACTTCGTGCCGGCGGCCTTCGCTGCCGATGATGAACAGGTATGCAGCTCAACCTATGAGTTTTTGCCTGACGAGGAAGTGGCGGAGACTTTGGAGGATGGAGATACGCTGCTGGAGCAATACGCAGAAATGATGATGCAGCAGGGCTATATAACTGACATGTCCACCAGCGTTATGGCATGGGGCTCCAGCCGCATGAGCGAGGGTCAGCAGGTGCTGTACTACACGCTGAAATCTACCTTTGAGAAAATTATCACGGGTGACGGAAGCGGAAGCTACATCAATACGAAGCTTATAAACGAAAAGACCGAAGAGACTGACGGTGAAGAGCCGGTGGTATCGGTGGTTGACAGTCCTATAAGCTTTACCTTCAAGGAGCTTGACATAGAAGATTTGAACATGACCAATGATGAAGACAGAGGCGAGGCCATGACCAAGGCTTTTGACCAGCTGGACTTTGACACGGTGATGAATCTGCTGCTGATGGATATGCCTTATGAGCTGTACTGGTACGACAAGACAACTCAAGCCTACAGCCAGGCCGTGGGCAAGGTCGACACCGACAAACAGACTGTGACCATCGAAAGCATACGTATTGTTATGCCGGTAAGCGAGGGCTACAGAGACGGTACGTCCAAGAGCGAGAGCGATTTTAAGGACAGCAACGATAAGGCAATCTCCTATTACAAAATCGATACTTCAAAGATAGTGGCTGCCAAGGCAGCGGCAGAAAATGCCCAGAAAATCATTGCAGACGTGGGAGGCAAGAGCGACTATGAAAAGCTCCTGGCCTTTAAAGAGCAAATCTGTGAGCTGGTTTCTTACGACCACACGGCAGCCGCCAGCGACGCAAAGGCTTACGGTGACCCATGGCAGATGATATATGTCTTTGACGGTGACACGGACACAAATGTGGTATGCGAGGGCTATGCCAAGGCATTCCAGTATCTATGCGACAACGGCGGCCTGTCTGCCGACACTGTGTGCTACACGGTTACAGGCAAGCTGTATAACGCTTCGACCAATAAAGATGTTAACCACATGTGGAACATCGTGAAGATTGGCGACAAGAGCTATCTTGTTGATGTGACAAACAGCGACGAGAACACGGTTGGCGATGAGGGCGAACTGTTCCTGGCCGGAGCTGCCGGTAGCGTGGATGAGGGCTACAGCGTCACAATAGGGAACAGCACGCTAAAGTACACTTATGATGCTGACACAAAGAAGCTGGATCCTAAGAGCGAAATCCTTGCACTCAGCGACAGCAACTATGAAGCAGAG